CTTGCGCTGCTCTTTCGCAAGCCGTTTTGCGATCAGCGCATCAACTTCCTCTTGCGAGAAAGACTTGGCCGGCTGTTCTTGCGCAGCAGAGTCCGACGCCGCCGTCGCGTCGGGTGCCGTCACGGAAGTGTCAGCCGGCGCAGGCTGGGCGTCCGTTACGAGAGGTTGGGTATCGTCCATGTGATTCCGAAGAATCCCCGGTCAACGGGCCGGTACGTCAGCAGTGTACCGCATTAAATTCCAAGAGATGCAACCTTGTCTTGGAACGACTTGATCTTGGCATTCAATTGCTCGCGCTCTGCCCGCAGCTTGTCAGCGGCAAAACGCAAGTCTTCCTCTCTTGAGACAAGGTCAGCCTCTTTCATGGCAACAACTTTTTCTCGCGCCGCAAGCTCAGACCACTTGGCCGTAGAGTCGCGGTTGAACGTTTCGGCTTGCTTGTCGTAAGCCTGCAAATCGGCCGCCAACTCTTCCTTCAGCAGCTTCGCATCATGCAGTTGTCGCTGCGCCTCTGCCTTCATGGCGCTAGCTGCGTCTTTGGCTGAAGCAAGCTCAACCTGCGCATCAGACCTGAGCTTGGCAGCATCTTGAACTGCCGTCAGGGCGCCTTGGCGCAAGGCCATTTCGTCGCGGACCTTGATTAGGTTGGCGACGTCCGAAGACAGCTGCCGAGCCGCGTAGTCCAAAAATTTTTCTGAGTCAATCTGCCCAGAGTCATTAAAAACATTCATGTTCCACCCCTCAAGCGTAGTACGTGACGTTCAACTTGGACGACGCGGACTGCTCAATGAACTTGATTTTGGTCAAGTCTCCGTCGTATTGCAACGTGACGCCCGTAGCCAACGGCATGCCTACAGAGGCCGTTGGGTCTACGTCATCGTCACGCCAACGAACGGCTGTTGACTCCGCCACGATCAGCGCAATTGTGGGCCTGCACGCAAGACCATTCAAGTCGGTGACTGGCACTGTCAGCCCTTTGACGGCGCTTAGGCCGGTGATTTGCTGGTAACCCAATCTGGTAGTTACGGCTTTGAGGTTCATGGACATTCAACTTCTCCCAGTAAAAGACCGCAGTGGCACCCTGGTCTCAGGCGACATCGTCCCAACGTAGATGCCTCCAGGTCCGTACTGTACACCGTCCCTTACATCCTCGGGCAACGGGTAGGGACGAATGATAGACAACGTGGCAGTCTGGCCATTGATGCTGTACGCGCCAGCATCGGCCAAAAGCAACGCTGTTTTTGCAAAACTTGCGTCTTGTCCAGTGACCGCATAAGAGCCACTATCGGCGCTAAAAAAGCGGTTAAGTTCAAGCGTTGCCGCATTGCCTGACAGATTGTAGATGCCGTAATCTGCCGAAAGTGAACGTTCTGTAGCAAATTCTGCGGCTTGCCCAAAAATTAAATACGAGCCGGCATTTGCGTTGGCTTGCCGATCTGCCGACAATGTTGCGTCTTGTCCGCTGACGGCGTATGCGCCGGCAGCAGCATTAAGCATTGCGTCTACAAACAAAGTGGCCGCTTGGCCCGTGATGGCGTAGGCGCCAGACTCTGCATTGATGGTGTACGCCGTCCCCCCGCCGGACGTAAATATCCACCCAAACGAACCGTTGTTCGTTGAGTTATTACCTGCGTACCAGTCGCTCATCAGTACGCCCTGACGCCTGTAATGACGAGGTAGTCCACGTTAGCCGCCGTGCCTGTGCCGGAATGGACGAGCGTGCAGGGGGAAGTTGAGGACGTACCCGTCAGCGTCAGCAACCGTGTAGCTTCGCCCGCAGCGGTGAAGTTGCCAACCGTCTGCGTTGTGGTGCCGAAGTTGATGGTGGTGGCACCCGTGGCTTTGTAGGTGTTGGTGATGTTGGCGAAGGTGTTGTTGCCACTGACGGTGAGCGTGCCTGCGCCGCCTTGGTTAAGGGTGATGCCAGAGTAAGAGACACTACCGCCTGCGAAGGTCTTGGCAGATGCACTGGTGAGGCTGATGGTGCCGGTGCCGGTGACGGTGAGGTTTAACGAATCAGTAGCGGATACCGCAGTACCAGAGCCCGCTATCAATAAAGTACCAGATCCAATATCTAAAGTACGAGAAGAATTCGTGCTAGCTAATGCTAATGTTGCCGCACTCCCAGACAATGTGACATTGTATGTATCAGCGTCAAACGTACCAAAACTAATATCTAGGGCGCCAGATCCGCTGGAGTTAGTTGTTAAAGCGTCTTGAATGGTTACAGTGCCATTCGGACTATTTATTGTAAACGGCTGTGTAAAGGTTGCACCAGCACTAGTTATAGTTTGGCCACCTCTTCCAGAGAATGTTATTCTGGCTGTGCCGGATAAACTTGTTCCTGTACCGTTGATCCAATTACCGTAAATGGTTGGTGTGTTAGTGCCACTTATACTCAGCGTCATCGTATTCGTCGTCCTGGCCGACATGTCGATGGTGCCGATGTTGTAGGCTTGGTTGACGGTGACGGTAGCGCCGCTGTTCAGCCCCGTAGCTTCAAAGAAGCAAGTGTCTTGCGCCAGCGGGAAGTTGTTGATCGCAGGAGTTCCACCGCTGCTTGTAGCCCAGCCAATAGCACCACCCCAGTTACCGCCAGCAGCAAGGTTCCAGTACTTGTTCGCCGCAGCCGTGAACGTAATGCCGCTGTTGCCCTTGCAATCGCCCAGGCGCGTGCCTGTTGCTGGCGCTGCTGCACCGGCTATAGTGATGTCACGGAAGTCAACGTCCGTCAGGGACACGGCAGCGCAGGTCAGTGTGCGTGTGGTGCCAAGCGTGTCAGAGCGAACGAAGTGACGCATCGTGGCGTTGGTGCCTGCTGAGCAGGTGAAGGTGCCTGTGACGGTCTGGTTGGCTGTGACGCTGATGACCTTCAAGCCAGCAGAGGTGATGCCGGTGAAGGACAGGTTGTTAAAACTGTTGGCTCCGTTGATGGTGACGGTGCCTGCGGATGTGCTGGTGAAGGCGACGTTGTAGAAGGTTTGGTTGTTGCCAAACGGCGAAGGATTTGCTGAAGTAAAATTAAGCTGCGCGGTTCCCGCAGTTATTGTCAAGTTTGCTCTAACAGTTTCTGTTGTTCCAAAAGCCACAGGAGAAGACCCAGAGAGTGTGATAGTACCAGACCCGAAATTTACAGTTCTGGTATTTAAGTTGCCTGATGCAACTTGGCTTGCTGTCAAATTATACGTAGAGCAAGAAAAAGATCCGTTTGTGACGGTTAAAATTGATGACCCAATATCCAGAGTAAAACCTAGTGTCCATTCACACCCAACCCCATTCACCGTAATGGACGATGCCAACACCACACCATTCGTCGTCAACGTCAACCCCGACGTAGATCCCGACAGCGTGATAGCGCCCGTATACGTCCTCGTCAGCCCTGTCGCAGGCAGCGTCACGTTGCCGTGAATGCCGTCAATAGCTGTGCTGCCCGCCAGCGTCACGTTGCCCACCAACGGGCCTGCAATGGTGAGGGCTTTGCAACGAATGCCACCAGTGACAGCATTCACCGTGGCTGTGTAGGCTGTGGCGTTGGACAAACTGTCAAAGACAACATCATCATGGCTGCGTGGCACGGAAGCCCCAGAAGCCCCACCAGATGACGTAGACCAGCGTGCGGTGTCGCTCCAGTTGCCTGTGCCACCCACCCAGTAGCGTGTGCTGTCGGCAGGTTTGGCTGTGCGGTAGACAGGTGCTGCCGCTGTGCCGGTGCTGTTGGCACCGGCGTAGAACTCACCAGGGCTTGTGGCAGCAAAGCCAATGCTGCCCATCGCAAGGTAGTCAATGCTGTCTGTGCAAGCTCCAGCGAGGATGTGGGCAGTGCCTGTGCCGGTGAGGGTGACGACGTTGCCTACTGTGCCCGTCACCGTCCATTTGCCGAAGGTCTGCGTTGTGGTGCCAAGGGCAATGGTATGGGCTACGGTTTTGGTGCTGGCAAGTTCGGTGAATTGATTGTTGCCGGTGATGGTGAGGGTAGATGTGCCGGTGGCGCCGCCGATGGTGAGTTTGTTGTAGGAAAAACCAGCGCTTGAAAAAGTCCGAGCAGCGGTGCTGGTGTCTGACAGAACGATGTCAGCGGTGCCTTTGTAAAAAACTACATTTGTACTATCTAGCGCCCATACACTTCCAGTGCCTGAGAGAGTCCAAGTCCCAGAACCCATTTTTACAATACAAACAGTTTGACTTCTAAACAGTCCGGTCGTTACGTTGTATGTGGCCGCATCAAATGTGCCGCTGGTCACGGTCAGAAGACGAAGAGAGCTTATTGAAAGGGCATCAGCAAGCTGGACAACACCAGTAATGGAATCAACCGTGATAGGACACCCAAACGTCACACCGTTGCTGGTAATCGTCTGCGTGCCGCGCTTGGCGAACGTGATCGTGCCTCCGGCACTAGACGATGTCACCCCTGTACCAAACTTCCAATTGCCATAAACAAACGGAGTGTTAGTGCTGGTGGTGAGCGTCATCGCACTAGTCCGCAACGACGCATCAAACGTACCAATGTTCCATGCGGCATTGATGGTGATGGTGCCTGTGACGCTGCCCGCAGCTTCATCAAACACCGCCGTGTCCTGCGCCAACGGGAAGTTGTTGATGTCAGGACTGCCACCAGAGGAAGGTGCCCAAGCGGTAGCGCTCCAGTTCTGCGTCCCTGCAAGGTTCCAATAGACGGTCTTCGCCGCAGGGAACGTGATGCCGCTGTTGCCGCCACAGTCGCCTGCACGGGTCGGAGCAGAGCCTGCTGCGGTGCCAGCAATGGTGATGTCGCGGAAGTCGCAGTCTGTGGCGCTGAGCGTGCCTACGGTGAGGGTGCGTGTGGTGCCGAGGGTGTTAGAGCGGACGAAGATGCGACGGACGGCTGTGGCACCGGCGACGGTGAGGGTGCCGGTGATGGTTTGGTTTCCAACCAAAGCTAATTGTGTTAAACCAGCAGAAGTGGAGGCAGTTAATGTTAAATTATTAAATGTATTTGTACCTATTACGCTGTGGGTAAGCAAACTTGAGGAAGCTCCTGTAAAAGACACATTATAAAGTGTCAGTCCACCGGCATCTAAGGTTATATTGGAAGCCGTCGAAGACATATTTAATTGCGATGTCCCCGCATTAAATGTCAAGTTTACTATGACAGATGTATTAAAAGCAACTCCTGTGCCGCTCAACGTCACCGTACTCGACCCCAGCGTTATAGTCCTGACGTTGCTGTTGCTAGACGATATCGCATTTGCCGTTACGTCGATGTTTTTTGTATCAAAGGTGCCGTTGGTGACGGTAAGGGTGTTGGTTCCAATGTTTAAATTATTAACTGCAAGCTCAACAGTGCCGCCGTAGGAGTCAACGGTGATGCCACCAGAAAACGTCTTGCCTGCGCTGGTGATTGTCTGCGTGTTGCGTCCAGAGAACGTCAGCGTCTGTGCTCCGCTCAGCGTTGTTCCTGAGCCATTGGTCCAGTTGCCGTAGATGGTGTAGCCCGTCGCCAGACTCAGCGTCATCGCGTTTGTGCGCGTAGACATCGTGACCGCGCCTGTGTAGGTGATGACGTTGTCCATCGTCACCGTAGCCGACGTATTCAGCCCTGTGTTCTCGATGACAGCCGTGTCTTGGGCCAACGGGAAGTTGTCTGTGCTAGCACCGCCGCCAGAGCTTGCAGCCCAGTTGTTCCCGCTCCAGTTGCCGCCCGCGAGGGTGACCCAGTAGACGGTCTTTGCCGCACTAGCCGTGATGTTTACGTTGCCCTTCAGGTCACCAATTCTTGTTCCTGTCAGGGTTCCACCTGCGCCAGTGACGCGGATGTCGCGGAAATCCACATCAGTCACCGTGCCAATGGTGGCGATGCTCATGTCTCGCATCAGGCCGTAGGTCGAAGACCTAAACCAAGCCCTGCGATTGCCCTGCGTACCGCTGGTAGAGAACGTGCCCGCAATGACGAAGCCGTTGTCCACAACAAACTGCGTCACACCATCAGCCGCAACCGGCGTAAACGTCAGGTTGGCACAGGTAGAGTTGGCCGTGACAGTGACGGTGTAATGCACCGCACCGGAGCCAGAACTAGCGTTGAAAATGGCGTTGTCAGCCGACGTAGGCACGGATGCGCCTGACGCGCCTCCAGAGGTCGCAGACCACTTGGTGGTGCTGTTCCAGCTACCAGACCCGCCGACCCAATACCTGTCGGCCATGATTACGCCCTCACGTAGCGGACGCCATCAATCTCGATGTACTCAGGCTCAGGTTCTGGCGTAGGATCAGCTTCCGGTACGGACTCAGGCTCCGTTTCCACCGGAGGAGCCGTCACGATGGCGATCCAGTTGTCCCGACGCTGCTCCTTCATCGCCTGGATCTCAGCCTCTGTGAAGGTGTGATCGTCAGGCAGATGAAGAGCGTCAGCAAACTTGCCGTGCGGGGTGTCGAAATCAAAGTCGATCTTGACCATGATCAAGCCAGCGTAGTTGCGCAAACAGAAACCGTCAATTTACTTTGACGGTATTGCCGCATATAACATTCTTTGCACAGTCCATTGGCCCTTGCGGGCCTATCCGAATGGCACATTGCAAACGTAACATACCCTCGTGGTGCGCGGGGAGGACTAGGAGGACGGACAGATCCATTTTTCTTCCACACCTCTATCAACTCTCGCACTTTTTCTTTTCTACGTTCGCCCAACAAAACATAAAGCGTCATAGCCCAAGCAATAGCTTTTGCGCCATTGATTTGACACAACCACGTAGGCTTATGCTTTGCTGATGTTTTGTAGGGACCGGTCACTCTTGTCTGCAAAATACTGGCAGCACGCTCAATAACGTCATGATCACTCATGCGTATTGCCAAAGCTGGGTATTTTTTCTGGTTTAAGGAAAAACACCCTTCACCTTCAACGATACCCGCCAGCCAAGCAATATCAAGCGTTTTGATCATGCGAGTGTAAAAATTGCGCCGGGGTTGGTATTGCTAAATTTAATGGTGAACGTCTCACCATCAGCCAGCGTGATGCTGCTGCCGTAGTCCCACCATGCGACCAGCGGCTTGCTGGGGGACGAAGTTGTGTCGTTGTAAAGCACGACGTACCGGAACGGGCCGATGCTGCCGCCAGATGCTGTAAACACCACCTGGGTGCCACTGACCGTCGTGGTGCCCGTGACCTCTGCGAGGGTGATCGTCGTGGTAGAGCCGCCCGAGGTGTAGCCGTTGCCCGCGCTGATCTGCGTGATGTCCGACAGGATCGTGTTCGTCGCCACCGGAGCAGTGTTGCTCAGGGCGACCTTGTAGACGTCCGTGGCAAAGTTCTGAACGCCGTTTGCAAGCTGCTCAGAGAAGTCGTTGAACTTGTTGTACGCGGCCATGATGTTTCCTTACGCAAGGAATTTGAGCTTGTACAGGGTGCTGAGATACAGCTCGACAATCTCGTCAATGATGTTCTGCAGGGGCGTGTCAGTCTTGTCGCAGACGTCGTAACGCGTGTCTTCCAACGTCTTCAGCGAGTCCTGCAGGAATTCCAGCACGCTGTTGGTCTTGGTGGCCTGCTGCAACTCAATCGGCCCGATCAGCCCGTGCCGGCCCTGATACGCCTCGGCAAACTTGTCCGCCAGGTCAATGATGCCGTCGTAGAACTCGTTCAGCGCCACATGTTTGGCATACGAGCGCGTGTTTAGGTGCGCCGAGTGCGTGACGTCACGCGCAAGGAACAGGTGGCCAATGAACGTCTCGCAACTCATACCGGGGCTCCTTCGGGCATCGTGTCGGGCGCACCCAACATGCCGCCAGGCGAAGCCGGGGCCATCGGCATGAACTGACGCTGCGCCGCGGACAAATTGCCGACATCGGCAACATCACGCAGAGTCTGGATAATCAACTCTTGAATCTGCTCGGGCCGCATGCCGGCCTGCACCACGCTCAGGCGCTTCGTCTCGGAGTCGTACTCCTTGATCTTCAGTTCCTGCGCTTCCATTGACTGGTTCACGCGCTGGAGCATCTGCATCATGCCCTGCAGCTCCTGCGTCAGCACTTGAATTTGCTGGTTTGCCGCCTGCAACGCCGGGTCTTCCTGATCCTGCAGCAGCTTCGGGTCAATGGTCTTGCGCAAACGCTCAGCAAGCTCGTCAGCACCCGGCCAGTCCATGTTCTTGACGAACAGGTCGCCGGCCACGGCCCACAGCTGAGGCGAGCCCTGCAGGATCTGCGACATGGCGTCCATCGCTTCCTGACGCTTGGTCAGGTATGACGGACCCGTGGTGACCACGACGTCGTACTTGCCGACACCGGGGTTGTAGATTTTGGCAATAACCACGCCCGACTGGTCTCTGACCTCGCGCACCGGCTCGGGCTGCATCGGGTCCAGACGCGCCATCTTGGTCTGGCCGTCCACACCAATGATCCGGGCGATGCGTTGCGTGTCGTAAATTTTCGGGATCAGGTCCACGATCTGCCGCGTGACATAGCGCACCGCACGGGCCAGATTGTCCACGTAGTGATACGTGCCTGTGTCGGACTGCTTCTCGCGGGCCAGAATGGCTCGGCCGCTGCGCTCGTTGCTCGTCGCGCCCAGGCTGCTGTCGTATTGTCCCGTAGTGGCCTTCAGATCGTCCGAGGCGCCCATTTTGGCGGCGATCAGGCCCTGCTGGGCCATCGGCGGCTGCGCACGTTGCGGCAGCGGGAACGAGTTGCCAGCGCCGTCGGTGGCGTCGGGGTTGACCTCCAGATACGGCCAGTTGGTCGTGTTGGCGGTCTTCCACTGGTGCTCGTAGCCCTCAAACTGGCCGCCGTACCCAATAAACGGGGCTTTGGGCGCCAAAGCCAACATCTCGGCTTCCTGCGACACCCAGTAGTTGTACATCCGCTGGGCGTCCTTGGCATTGCGCACCAAGCCGCTGATATGAATCTCGCCGTCAACCTCAAACTCGTTGCCGATCACGCGAACCACCGGAATCCACTTGCCGGCCCAGTCGCGCTCTTCGAGGACTTCGTACCCGTTGGTCTTGCACCATTTCACGCGCTGTTGCTCGGCTTGCCGGCTGCGCAGGGGCATCAGGCCCATAGCACGCATCTGCCGGTCCTCTGGCGAGTCTTCAAACGCCGTCATGCCGCCGGGATACAAGTGCAGCGTCTTGAGCTTCTTTTCGATGTAGAAGTACTCCGCAATCCGCACCATGTTCTCGTTCAACCAGTACCCTGACGTCGAGTCGCCCACGCTGTACGACAGTAGGGTCGAAACCGGCGCGGCCTTGGGGTACAAACGTTCGTACTCTTTCTTCGTCAGGTCTTGCGTGATGAAGCAGAACTGCGCGTCAGCACCGCACGGATCTTGGATCAGCGGGTCCATGTACACGCTGAAGGAGTTGCGGATGCGCCCGATGCGGATGTCTTGGTCAAACGTGTCGGGGTCGCAATACTCCGTCAGGATGCGAATGTAGCCCTCGCCAAACGTCACCTGGTTCTCGCAGGCGGTGTCGTAGGCGACGTCCGCGTCGGACATGTACTCGATGTGCCGAACGATGCCGTCAAAAATCTCCGCGACCTCCGGATCGGCCTTGTCGTCAGCAGGAATGATTTTGCCGCTAGGGCGGTTCTGGCGCTGGTCGTTGGTGACCGACTTGACGTGCTGCGGCAGTTTGTTGATCGTCAAACACGGCCTGGCATTGATCGTCTGGCCCTGCACACTGCCGCGAGTCGCCAGCACATCCTGCGGCCATTGCCACGAATTGTCCGAACTGCCGGCATAGAACTTCAGATCGTCCAGCTCGTTCTGTCTCGAATTCGACACCGCAGCCTGCGCCATCGTCATACGCTGACGCATCTCGGCCAAAAAATCCGCGTCCTGCTTGCCGCCAGCAGCAGCCACGCGGGCCCCGGCAATGCCGGTGGGGTCGGAGGTGCGGTTGTACGCCATTACTTCTTCTTCGCAGGCGCGGGCTTTTGAGCCTCGCGTTTGACGCTGTACGCGATGGCGACAGCCTGTTTCTGTGGCTTGCCGGCCTGCATTTCAGCCTTCACGTTCTTGCGAAACGCGGTGGAAGACGCTGATTTCACCAGAGGCATGTCATTTCCCCTTCTTTGCCGTCTTGGCCGACTCTTTGAACGCCTTGGCCGTCGGCGCACCCGCCGAACCCGGTTTGCGCATCTTTTCACCGCTGCCGGCAGCAATGCGCTCGCGTTTGGCGTGGATGTTGGCGTAGAGGCCGGGATCGCCGGGTTTTTTCTGCGGCATGATCAGCACTTCCAGCGTTTCATGGCCGCCTTGGCCCGCTCGCCGTCCTTGGCCTTCGCGGCGACGCCGCCCATACGCGCACAAAACGACGCTTTCCGGCCCTTATCCGCCTCAGTCTTCGGATTCGGCGCCGGCGCCTTCAGATTTGACCCCGTTTCGCGGTTATAGCGCTCGCGGCCCTTGGCCGTCAGGCCCGCGCCGCGCTCGGTGGGCAGTTTTTCGCCCCGGCCGACGCTCAGAGACACGGATTTCTTCGCCATCACCGCTCCCGGAGGCCCTCAGTGAGCCATCCAACCCGCCGAAACCACGCCGCGATCACTGATCGAGCGGCGCTGCTCCTTGGCATTGTACTCTCTGTGGGCCAAAGGGAACGCAAACGTGCATGCCAGCGCGTCGGCAGCGTCTGGCGACGCCAGGCCGCGCGATTTCATGTCCTTTTTCGACTCCAGGTACACCGTTCCGCTGCTGTCGGGCTTCGTCTTCGGCCCCGTCAAATCGGCTTTTAACTGCCGGTCAGCCGGTACGTGAGCCGATTTCAGCCAATCACGCATCGCGCCCCACAGTTCGGCGCGCTTGTTGCCCCACATCACGCTGGACTTGGCCTTCCAGCCGAAATTTACGCCCCTGACCTTAAACCGCTGCTCTGTCAGGCGATCCAGAATCCCGTATCCCAGCCCGCCCTCGTCAATCACCGTCAGCGCGGGCCGGAATTCCTCGATGGCGTCAATCACGTGCCCGACCACGGTCATCGTGTCGTCGCCCCGATACCGCCGAATCGCCACCAGATCACGCCCCTGACGGGCCACGATCACGGTTGCGTCCGCACCACTGCGCGCGGGGTCCACGCCCAGCACAATCGGTGCGGTCGGGTCCTTGTACGCCGGCCGCTTTACGGCGTCGTCCACCAAGCGCGGCGCGATGAACTGGTCTTCGCCGGCAGCGGGGAATTCCCCGTATACCTCGACGCGTGCCTCGCGGGAGTCCTCGCCGTACTCATCGATGATCTGCTGGTACACCCGCTGGTCGGTGCCCTCGACGCTGCGGGCGTCGATCTGGATGTTCTTCCAGAAATCCCGCTTGGCGTGGAAGCACTCGAAAAAATACCCTTCATTGCGACGCGGGTTAGAGAACGCCAGCCAGTACCTGTCGAGAATGTTCTCCGTAAAAAACCCCGCGCCCACCGCCCAGATCGGATCCGGGATGCCCGACGCCTCGTCGAATATCAGCATCATCCCGTCCATGTTGTGAGTGCCCGCGTAAGCGTCCGGGTTCTCCTCGCTCCACAGCCGGCCCTCGGCCGCCCAGTACCGGGTGCCTTTCTTCAAATCGCGCTCAACGATCTGCGTCAGCCACTGCGCCGGCATGAGCTTCGTCGCGCTGATTTCCCACCAGTGACTGTTGATCAGCATTGCTGACCACTTCGTCAGCTCACCCCACGTCACGCCCCGCAACTGCGCCTCGCTGTTCGCGCTGACCATTACCGTGCTGCCAATCCGCGTCGTGAGCATCCACAGAATCAGCCAACTCACCAGCGCCGACTTCCCGATCCCGCGCCCGCTCGACACCGCCGCCCGCAGAGTGTCCATCTCCAACTGCCCACGGTTCGCCCCGATGTGATCCCTCATCATCCGCAGCACCCGACGCTGCCACTTCCGTGGCCCGTCGAACGCCGCCAGCGGCGTGTTCGGCTGC